GACTCGCACATGCGGCCCAGCGCACTCGTCTCGCAGTTCTCGACGTGGCTGGTGCGGTTGACATTGCCTTGCCCCCGCACCTCCTCAGCGTGTCCAGTGGCCATCAGTTGATCGCCAATCCACAGCTCTGCACGGAACACGCAAACATCTGATCCGGGCTGCGAGAGCATCACGGTGACGACGCGTGGCTCAATGTTCCGAGACCTCAGCGTGTCCAGTAAACGCGCTAAGCGGACCGCTACGGGCTCGTAGTCCTCAAGGCTCATGGGATGTCTTCCCATGGGCTCTTGACAATCCAGTCGACAATCTCCACATAAGACTTCTCAAACTCTGTAGCGGCGGTCTGACGCATCATGGAGGGATGCCAGACGGCCTTGACCTCGCTTAGTTCCATCAGACGTGCAGCTGCTTCATACAGCCATTTAGCGCCGACAGAATCACCAGAAAGTTCTCGATCTGTGGCGAGGTTGCGTAAACGCTGGGCGAGTGCTTCGTCACTGAAGGCCATTTACAGCTCTTTTCTTTGCTTCGCGCTTGGCTTTTTCTGCAGCCTTTTTGCGCTGCACCGCCAAGGATGCAACACCCTCAGCAATGAGAGGTTCGATGACCCTGCGCAATGTGGTGGTGATGTTTTTGTCTCGGTTGCAGAGCATCACATGAGTGATGGCCTCAAACTCTTCGGGGGTAAGCCTGACGGCCACCGCGTGTGGTTTGTTTATCATTGTTTCTCCCAATGTTTATTGTTTACTTGCCTGACGATACACGCCAGTTAGATGCACCTTTGCCATCGGCCCACAGGACCGCGGCGACCTTCAGGTTGCAGGAAGGGTCTGTCAGCGATTTGCTGACCTGACGCGCTGGGCGTTTACACGTCCGAGCAGTGAGCGTACGCCAGCTGCTATTGATCTGAAGTAACCCAGAGTCAATCGAGCCGTCTCCGTTGGGTCTGCTGACTGCACGGGGATTGCAGCGCGACTCGCGCCACATGATGCGGTCAAAGACCTCCACGGGTAACCGGTGCTTACGGAGCATGGTGTGCCACTTGGGGCACTTCCATTCTCGAGCAGCGGAAGCTGGTGCGGACGGGATAGATAGGGCGAGTAGTGCGAAGCACAGCGATACACGTTTAATCAACCTTCTCAACTTTGGTAGGTGGCCCCCACACTTGCCCACGGCATCGCCTAGTGGCGACGGTGGTGCGAATGATCAGGTCCGGGTTATGAATGTCACGAAAGATCTGGACAAGAACAAGTCCGTCCTCTGAGCGTAGTTCCTCATACAAGAAGGTCGGTATCAGTCCCATAGCTCTTCATCCTCGACCTGCCAGTTGTACGGGCGATGGTGGTAGGGCCGTGGGTTCTTGCTGCAGTCGTACATTGCCTGAAGCAGACAACCGAAGAAGATGCACAGTGGCACGGAGACGAAGAAGATGTTCATGGGATGGCCACCCAGACTATTGCAGCGTTACCAGATCGGGTGTTGCGTCGAAGCCCCGAGTCCCTCAGCCAGCCGTCACGGGCAAGCGTGTTGATGGCTGGGGTGGCTGACTGGACAAGCAGATGCAAGATGACGCAGATTTCGTCGCAGGTCAGACCGTCAGTGCCTCGAGAACGGATTTCCTCGTAGATGGCGCGTCGTTGGGAGCCTGTGCGCCCTAACGCCCGTCTAGCGGCGTCCTGTGACGTCTCCTGAGGTCCTGTGCGTGTGACGTTGCGGTCAACTGGCGGGCGCTCCTCAATGCCGGCGAAGAGTGGTAGGTCTGAGAAGTTCATTAGTACCCCAAGTCTCGGAAGGTGTCGGTGACAGTTGCGACCCAGCGTGGGTCTTCGCCGAGCTGTTCGGCGATTTCGTAGGCGTCGAGGCCCCACCAGTATCCCTCAAGGATTTGGCTGTGGACTAGATCCATTTCTGGCATTTGTTTCTCCTGTGTTTGTGGGGCGGGCACCCCGTTGTGTAAACACAGTAGCGACTGTGTAAACACATGTCAAGCATTAGAAGGGGGCGGGGGCAGGATCGGGGAGAAACATCGACCCCACCCCCTAATCTCGCGGGCAATGTCCCGTCGCCGGCGAGAGTTCTATGGCTTAGGTAGCGCTCTCCAAGCAGCCTCAAACGCCTCAGCCGATTCCCAGTCGTTGGACACTTCGACGTGTAGCCATGTCCCGCCGGGTGTGCCTGCGTTGTCGTCTTTGGTGAACACCTTGACGCCTTTGGTCCCGATGCCACGAGAGCACCTGTATCCGCGACCCCAGTCCTTGTACGCGTAATCGTGTATCTCGCAGATACGCAGCTCCTCGGAATACTTCAGAAACCAATCCCATGCCTGCACGGCCTTGGCGCGGGCGTCCTTGCCTGTGCCGTAGTTAATGTCCACGGCGAAGCCTGTGGCGTGAACCGAAAGATTGTTGGAGCCTCGCATCTGGCGGTTGGCGTAGATGCCTAGGTTGGTAAACCCCCAGCGGCGCTTGCACAAATCCATCAGTTTCTCGGTGACGGGCGATGCTTTCTTGCCGTCCCACGATGGGTAGAAGGGATACTTGCGTGTCATTAGTTGCCGTCGTTAGCGGGGCGCATGACGCGTACTTCTTGACTGCTGGTAGCGATAGCCCAGAGCACCTCGTTGGCTGGAAGAAACATCTCGAATGGGACCGCGCTTTTTTCGGTCGCCATGCCGATTGCGGTGGTGACGTCTGCGCCCCCTAAATAGACAATGCCGTTACCGACAACGTGGACGTAGATCGTGCGGTTGGCTGGTGCTTTAGTGATGAGCTGTACTGCGGTCGTACTGACTGTGAATGCTTGAGTCTTCATGGTGCTGGTGGGTCTTTCGGTTTGTCTTTGAGGCCGTTGCCGGCGAGGAGTCCGATGAGGCCACCTGCGAGGGTCATGAGCATTGGTGAGAGGACTGCCCATGCTTCTGCGTCGTTGGGGGATTGGTCGAGTGGCTGGGTGACGAATAGCAGACCGTAGATGAGGGAGACGATTGCTGCGACGAATGAGAACGAGAGTGCGATGCCGACGATGAGGATGAGTCGGGCTTTGATTTCTTCGTTGGTGAGGCGGTTTTCGGGTTTCATGGGCATCGTCTTTCTAGTAGGCCGTTGGCTTTGGTTGTGTCGCAGTTTTCGCGTACGCGGTCAGCGCAGCTACTCAGGGTTGTCAAGAGAAACAGCGTGAGCACTAAGCGCTTCATAATTCTCTAACTCCTCAGGTGTCATCTCACGGATTTCGTCGTCAATCTGAATGAGCGGTTGTTTCTTTTCTTCGGTCATGTCCTAGTCCCTGTACCCGTAAACCTTCACGATGCCACCAGTGTTTGTGTAGCTCGGGAAGATAATTGTGAAACCTGTGAGAGATGTGTTTGCGGCATAAACACCTCCACCTGTGCCGTAGTAGTCATTGCCTGTAAACATGCCCGAGTACTTGGTGTACTGGGCAAGGTTTGGATCGTAAACGTCCATTGAAAAACTTTGAGTGGCGTTGCTCCCGCTTAAACCAAAGTAAGCAAAGTTTTGTGCCGTAGTAGGCAAAGTGCCTGCAGCAAAACCCGACCATGAGTCATAGCGCATGTTGGCAAAATGGTTGACTGTGTTTGCAAATTGCAACTGAATAGCGAGGTTGTTAGACGACTGGGAACCGCCCTCAAAGGTCACGCGGTAATTGCGAAAATCTGAGTTGAAGCAGCTTGTGATGGCAACGGAGCCCACACCAGAACCCACGGTCTGCGACTTGACAAGCCACAAGCCGACACCATTCATGTCCGCAGCATTGAGCACGTCACCAGACGCAAAAACAGGGTAAGTCATAACATCATCCTAAAAGGTCAGTCCCATTGAGTCGAGATTGGTTGAGAATAAAAACAGCAGCCCACCGAGCAGACCCCTCAAACGTCGTAGTCCATTGACCCGGCACAACCGAGTGCGTAATACGAGACAACAACATCGGCGTCGTCATCGCATTACCAGTCGGCGGAGAAACGACGAGCGTGATGCGGTCATTCAGTTCACGATCCAACGCGTTGCTCCAATCGCCAGTCGGAGACAGGACCACCTCGACAGGGTCAGCCTTTGGGTACACCTGACCGCCCCAACCAGTAACAATGTCACCAATTGCCACAGCATTAGCGAGGCTGGCAACCTGCGTATCAACGGACGCCTCAGCTGCTCCGTAGGTCGCAATGCTGGACGTGTTCTTCTTTGTGTAAACACCGCCCTGAGACATTGTGACGTCCGCTTCGTTACGCATCGAGTCGCCGTCATAAGCAATGGCCACGTCCTGTCCGATGGCATAGCCACCGGTGCCGTAGGTGCCCTGAGAAACAATCGAGCGCGACTGGCTACGGATTTGGTTTTGGTTGTACAGCGTTAACACACCAGCACGGGTCACGAACAGCGGCGCATACTCAGAGTCGGCGACCTTCTGCAGCTCTGACGTCGTCATCGGTGCGTCGTCTGTTAACTCGAGAACGGTGGACGCTGGCGCAGACGGTGCAGAGGTCATGCCAGACGGGAACGAAGTGTTCGCGATGAGACGGTTGAACCGTGCAGCAGTTGACTCAGAAAACGCCACGGTCGAATACTTGAAGATTTCTTGGAACACGGCCTCTGTTTGGATGCCGTCCCAGACGATGAACTGTTGAGTCTGTCCTGATCCCAACAGATACGCCTCGTTTACCGTTAAGCCTAAAATGCCAGTCGGGGCGACAGTAACGACCACTTGCGAGACGCCGTCAACCCAAATGGCCAGCGCCTTAGTAGTGCCGTTGAAAGTAATTGACAGCATGCGAGCTGTGCCGCCGTCATACTGTCGCCCGGTGTACCAGATGCGTTGTTGGTTGCTGTTGTAGTCCAGCATGTAAACCTGATAAGCCGACAGCGCAGCGTCGTACTCAATGCTGAAAGCGCAGTTGTAGTAAATGCCACCCGTACCAAAGTCGGTCTCGGTGTCGGGGATAATCCACATAGACGCTGAGAAGTTGCCCACGCCCTGCACAGCGCCCGACGCGGTAGATGCTGCGTAACCACCTGTGCCTTGCACTGATGAGTTGACAAGACCCACGGCAAGTTGGTCACCGCTAGAAGCGTTGGCTGCAGTCGTAAAGTTAAAAGGCACCGAGCCGTAGTCGGTCAGGACACCGCCGGCGACGAAGGGTGTGATTGGTTCGTCGCATGGCCAGTAGTGGCGTGGCGCGGTACTGAGGATGTAGGGACGGCTCCAGTCGGCAGGCTGAGCGTCGGACGCCAGTAGCCCCATGGCGTCAAAACAGGACAGAGTAACTGTCGAGTTCTGTCCGGCGTCGCTCCACACGGGTGGCCAACCAGCCACGAAGCCACGGAACACGGGGTAGGTGGTAGCGCCGTAAACGGCCGAGATGCGGATCTGGCGACGCGGTAGAAGTTTGCCGTAGTAGGTGCCCGATGTGTAAAACGGGTCAAAAGTACGCGCACGGTTGTTTAGCGTCACGCTGGCTGAACCGTAAAAAGTGCCCCAGTCGTCTGACCGTCCGCGGTCAATGTCCATGCTGTAAACGAAGGAAGTGATGTCAGTCCACGTCGGGCTTACAACATACGGGCCGTCATCGAAAGCAATCTCAACCTTGCCGACTGGGTATGGCATTAGGACGCCCTGCGACCGTAAGCGTCGAGGACGCTGCTGACAGATTTGCCGATTGCGACTGGATCACCGACGCCAGTGTTGACGTTCACCGTGACGCCACGGTTTGAGTTTGTAGCAATGGCTGGTGCAGTCATAGCGGGTCCTTGGTTTGCCATTTCGGCAGCGCGGAAAGCAGCTGCAGACGTGCCACCGTAC